CCACCACAGCGAACGTCTTCATGAGCGGAGAATCATTCTCGCAGTCTAGCGTTCGAGGCATGCTCGGCGCAGTAAACGAAGCACTCGGAGACGGTGCGACAATCAAGGTAAGGACGGACGTCTGATGGCTTGCGTATATCCAGCTCTACTTTGGGACTCCGCCATGAGACAGCCAGCATCGCTGGACTATAGCGGGTCCATCACTTCAGGATTCGAGCCTGCTAATTCTGTCGACTGGCGAGACTTCTCACTATTCCGGACCAGTGGCGTCTCAACATTGGACGCGACTCTGACCGCAGACACGACTTTGAATATGGCCTGCATATATCCCACTCCAGGAGTGGAGACTGAAATAGTCGTCCAATACGAGACTGCTCCCGGCAGTGATACTTTCAATGATTTTGCGACCTTTGCCTCGGCGGAAGTGGGTTCGGGTGTCCCACTTGCATCGTTCAATGGTTCCGGTGTGGTTGTGCCCGCCGGGGCGAAGGTTCGCATTTTCTTCAATGGTCCAGCTCTTGACATTCGTCAGGTGGCTGTCGGCCCGTGGCTGGTTCCACAGATAGGTCAGCGTGACGGACTAAACCCCCCGACCCTGAATCAGGGAGTTGTCCGCACTGTCAGCATCGCCGAGAACGGATCTATCCTCGGCAGTCAGGTCCGCAGGCTGGACAGAAAGAGCGCCATAGATCTCGAATACCTGTCGGAGGACTGGGTGCGTAATTCGTGGGAGCCGTTCTCGATCCATATGAATCGGTACGCCTGCTTCTACTCCTGGGACTGGCAGGGTCATCCAGACGAAATCACGTTCGCCGCCGCAGCGAAGATCGACGGGCCGAAGAATCAATCCGCCTCATTCATGCGTGTAAGCATGCCTCTTAGGAATATCGTCTAATGTCCTATGACGTGGTGAAAAAGCAACTAGGTCACGAACCAGTCTACATCGTAGAGCTGGAAATTGACTATTGCTCAAATACTTTCGGCGTGGCGCCATGTCAAGCGGCATCGGCTCCAGGTCTTGAATGTTTCAACACGTTTCAGACCTGCCTGGACAAGGGGAATTTTGACGCCACTAATCTCGGACCTAATCCGACTGATCCGATAACTAAGCGCAAGTATCGGTTCGCCTCCAGTCGCGTGGCTTCTGCCATGCAGGAAGCCGGAGACCCGGTAGTGTTCCCCACCCTGATGTCGATAGAGACTACTCCGACACGTCTGGAACCGAACCGTGGCTTCGGCATGCGTTCGACATGCGTAGTGAAGTTGAAGGACTCTCCATGGACCGACGTGTCCATCGACCCGTATGTTTCCACCAGGAATTACGTCCCTGATGACAATGGAACCTTCTGGGGCAAGTGGCTCGCTCGCAATCCATTCTACGAATCCAGGCGGATAAATGTCTATACTGGATACCTGGACGAAAATGACCAGTTCGATATCAGCAACTTTATCAAGCGCTCGTACATCCTCCACAAAATAGACGGGCCGAGCCCTAGCGGTGACGTGTCTATTACTGCCAAGGATCCGCTGAAGTTGGCAGACGAGGAGCGTGTCCAGTTCCCTTCTGCACCCACGACCAAGATCACTCAGGACATGTCAGTCTCATCGGGCTCTGGCGAAGCTGTGACGGTGGACGACCCTCAGGGTCAGATGGCCGCTTGGTTTGCTGACGGTCAAGAGTATGTCCGGATAGATAACGAGATCATGAAGGTGGTGTCGTTCGTACCTATTCCAGGGACGATGTACGTTGACCGCGCAATTATGCCGTCGTTCTACGAGCAGAACACAAATATTCCAGCTGATCACAGGTCTGGGGCATCCGTCCAGCTCTGCCATTTATTTGAAGATACCCCGATCCAGGACATAATAAAGTATCTACTCGTAGACGTGTCAGGTATCGCGTCGGAATTCGTGGACCCACTGAACGAGTGGGACGCGATAATTGCGACAACCGGATACACTTCGTACAGCCTCTCCGCGCTCCTAACACAGCCTTCGGGCGTCCGAAAATATATGGACGAGCTGAATAAACACAATGTCTACAATTGGTGGGACGAGCGAGAACAGGTTGTCCGACTTGCGACCCTCACGTTCTCAGCGGTCTTGCCGACAGCGTTGACGGAAGAAGAAAACATCCTGGCCGACACCATAGACGTCGGTCGTGCCGTCGGCAATAGACTCACCCAGGCATGGCTTATGTATGGTCATCGCAATCCAACATTCAAGATGGACGAAGACGTCTTTTTCAGCACTTGGTCAGTCTTTGGAGATATCGAAGCCGAGAGCAAGTTTGAAGGAGACGGTGCTCGAATATCGAAAGTTCGTTCCAGGTGGGTAACTGCCGGGCAGACTCCAATAGGCAACGAAATCGCCAACCGTACGTTGATCGATAACCGGGACACGAAACTTCGAGTAAGTCTTGGGCTAGATCCGAAGGACGACGACTACTGGACTGGGGACAGCGTCGGACTGAATACTCGACAGGTTCAGAATGAATTCGGACAGTTTCGGGAACTGAATTACATAATCCTGGAAGCTGCCGAAACTCTCGGGCAATCGGGCGTGAGCTACAGGTATCTCCTGGAAGGGAGAACTACCTTCAAGCGGACTGGCGTCATTACTCCGAACGACGATCCCACCTCCGGTCCTCAGGGCCTCGTGTTCAACGGGGAGGGGATCGTATTCGACGGTGAGGACGTCGCCCATTCACTGACTCCGCTCGCACCATTTCCAAACTACTCCGACGCCGACTCTGAACTTCGAAGTCACTACGCATTTATCGCGTACGACGAACCCTTTGGTGTCGGCAGTGAGCCCGGATTCTCAGACGGAACTCCCGCATACCAGATAACCATTTAGGAAGATTATGCCTGCCTACAACATTATCGCACCAACAGAAACCAATGCCGAACAGCCAATCACACAGAGCCTGATGGAGCGCCTGCGGGACAACCCGCTCGCCATCACCGATCACGATGATACTGGTGATCCTTCTCCCCGTGTAAAGGCTGACGCAGGCGCAAGTGCAATTTCCTCAACCGCTGCCGTCGGCTCGACGCTGGTGGTGAGCTCCACACCAAGCCCAGACGGTCACGGCAATCTTATAATCCCTGTGACTCCGAGCGGGGCGAGTCAAATGCCTGTCCCAGAATTTTCCAGAATTACTAAAGGCTACCACTACGCATCGACGTCAAATCCAACCGCGACAGCCACAAGTAACGAGGTGCCTATATGGACGGAAGGCAATTCCTCGAACATAACAACAAAGGCACTTAGGGCTGAAACGTCCTACTGCTGTATGGCTTTCGCCAGAAGGTTCCCAGACGGGGGAGGGACCCCGCGATTTACGCACTACTTTATGTGGGACATGAGAGTTACCACCGATGAAGGCACTCTACGCGTTACAGGTTCGACAGATACAGAATCTTCGCTCCTGAATTTCGCAGTTGATGTCCCGATAGACGATACATGGACGACCGTCGAAACAACAGCCCCGACCTCAACGAATGTCACCCTACAGATGAAGGCCAGAAAGAACGGCGGACAGGTACTATACCAGACGCGCCTTATAGTCGCCTATGTTTCCGGATCCTCGGATGACGACATGGAAGCGTCTGTTGGTCTACACGTAACAGCCTGGAATTAGGAAATAAACCATGACACTCGAAGTATACGAAATCCCAGACCAGCAACTCGCGCTCCAGCCGACCGACAAGATCCTGGTGAGTGATCAGACCCAGCCGGACGGCTCGGGTTATCGTTCCCACCAGGAACTGCTGGAGACCTACGAAAATGATCTCAGTACGAACAAGCCGTACATTATTCAGAAGACTGGGACTGTTGATCCGATCGGTAACGTGACCGGCATCGCGGGGGACCTGTATATCCGACAGGGTGGGGCATTCACGCAGTTCCATCAGAACCTGGGCAGTATCGCGAACGATTCTGACTGGTGTGTGATTCAGCGCGTCTGCGGTGCTTTTCAGGCCAGTGAATCCGGTAATGCCGTAGAAACAGTGATCAGCACAGTAAGCACGCCAGTTCTCGCCGAGTACGATCTAACTGTGAGCCCCTTGAACTTCAACTTCCAACTTGAAGCTGACGGGCAGACAATGACCTATGTTGGTCCGGACTCGTTTGAGTTGAGGAACATATACGCTCAAGTTTCCTGTCTCCAGGCGGGCACGGGTGGAGAGACGAATTTCGCCGTGTACGTCTATAGAAACCGAGATGGAGCTGGCTTCGTGCAGGAGTCGTCTCCAGGCATCTTTGGCCTGGATGACAGCAACGCCAGGACTATGATCACGCAGTCTATCCTTGACCTGGAGAATGGTGATCAATTTCAAATCTGGGTGGCAAACCTCGGAAACACCGCGAACGTTACTCTTGTATCCACTGAATTTCTAATGAGGTAATCGATGAACCAGTCCGAAAGATCCGAAGTAAAGGCTATGCTGGCTGAAGTCCTGAGTCCATTTCAAATAGAGGTGGTCAGTCGACTCTCCGTCGTGGAAACCGTCACCACCGATACAAAGAACTCTGTGGAAGGTATGCGCGTCACTATGGAGGCCCAGAACAGCCGACTGTCTGTCGGCTCTGAGAAGTTCGCCAATCTAGACGCTCAGGTTCAGACCTTGAAGGTTGAACAGGTTCGCGCTACTAAGGACAAGATTCACAGACTCTGGCAAGTCATCGGGTGGGTGGCTCCAACACTATTATCTGGATCTGTACTCGCGTACAGCATCCTCAGGTCTTGAAAGGACTGAACAATGGCTGATCTCAAAACAGTATCACTAGGCGCGCTTACCTCCGACGGTAGCACTCCCTGGAAGCAAATCACTCCGTCGCACCGCAATCCTGACGGATATGTGAACATCCGCATTCCAAAGGACAGTCTAGGCGGCGGCACGCTGACTATTGAGGGCTCTCTCGACGCCGCTACAGAGTACTCCCTCGGCGATGGAGCTGAGTTTCTCGACGATTCTGGCAGTGTGAATCTGTACTTGCTGGTCGGAGAGTACATCCGAGCGACCCTTGTCAATTCCACCAGTCCGAGCATTGAACCGCTCATCGTCCTCCACGGCACCAACACGCAGCTTGGAGGCTAGGGTGCACAGCTATCTCTACATCACTGACGTCGATGCCTGGGAGTCCTGGATCGCCGCTCGCTATCCGGACGGAGAAGGCGGCCTTGCACTTCCCAGGGAGGCAGTGGAGATATGGACGGACCCGAAGGCGTACCCACTTCGGGACTCTGGGGAAGTGGGCGAGATGGGCAGCACCATCTACGAACGCGATCCAACGAGGACCGACTGTCTAGTCCTGTGCGTTGTGCACGATACTGCGTTCTCCGACGAAGTGTCAGCACTGCCGTATGTCACAGCACATGTGGACTGTGACATACTCGAAATCAAAGCGACATATCCAGACCACGAGGCGTTCGGGAATATAATCCCGTACACATGCTGTGAGGAGAAATCATGATTCCCCCAACTGTTGTGAGTACTGCCGAGCAGCCTATTCAGTTCTGTACGAACGTCAGAGCAGGTAGTAGAAGGACTCGTAGACCTGGGTATCGATATATGGTCGGCCCCAATCAGGTGGATAGATGGCTGGACAATGGTGTATGGCTGGCCTTCCAATCTGTCGGTGCTACGAACCTTGTACCTTCTGATATCGCCCAGTGGGCTCTGAGCAATGACGGATCCTCACCTGACCCGGTAATTGTGGACAAGGGTGGTGGCGTCCACGAAGTCACCTTCACTATCATCGGTGCTGGCTGGGGCGCGGCCATCAGCTACACTTCAGCCATCGCTATCGCCGGCAGTAATGGGTTCTTCGGGCAGGAGTACCGCGTCACGTCAGGTGTTGGAACTGACATGGCTGTCAAGTTCGCAGCTGGTGATCCGGGCGGCCATCCTGACTCCTCGCTCGGGCTCGATGACGATGGCAACTGGCACGAGTTCCCAGAAATTCTCCCAATCACAGGACGCACGAGACCGGAGATCCAATTACGGGGCCTCGGCGAGGGCGGCACACTTGGTGCCCAGACCGTCGTCGTAGAGGTGCGCGATACCCGCTTCGTGGACAATACATTCTTCGTCCCATCGTTTAGCGACTACGGGAATGTCGGGGACAGCTACGGAGTCGACAGGTATCTGGCTTCGATGAGCTATCTTACGGAAGGTGAAATCGCAGTGGACCTCACTCCGGAAGGATGGGGTTCAGATGCCACCACTAAACGGCCGAATTCTGGAGCGAGAGTATGGTCTAACAGCGGTTCCATCATTGAGCTTCGGTATTCTGGATCGGTGCTGGATCGGTGGCTGCTTGACGGGACTGCCAATAATCAGTTTGACGGGACTACCCTTGAGGGGGAGAAGGTATACCTCTTCAGCAGCTGGGACGGAGTGGACACTAGGGCGGAAGGCGTCCCCGGGACTGTGAGTACGTTGGCAGACATAATCCAGCCGACTGGGCCTATCAATCTTGGCAACAACTCCGCAGGCACGCGCTCGATTCACGGGACGTTCTCGTGTCTGAAGTCCGACGAGAAGTGGACGGCGCAAGAGCGGACGGACTTCATTGCCTGGAGACAGGGCGGAGTGCTGTCGTCCGAGATAGGCTCCGTCTCTTCCCAGGTTTCGAGGCCTGCGACCGCCCGAGCGTCCATTCCACTTTCTGGGAGAGTACGATGAAATACCTGATGCCGCTATTTTTCACGTTCGCACTGAGCGGATGTGTAAAGGGAGTTCGCGAACTCGCGCCCACCACGGAGGAGAAGGTGGCGGAATGGCTGCTGTCCCCTGAGACAATCTTATTGGCGTCTGCGAGTGCGGCGGCTGCGATTGGGGCACTGCTGTTCTTTGTCGGGATTGTCTTCTTGTGGCTTGGCTGGCGCAAGCGGGCGTTCACCGCGCTTGGGCTCTCCGCGTGCCTAGTAGTCGGTGCGCCGATCATGTGGTGGGTAGGTACAAATCTATGGTGGATTGCACTCAGTGTCGGCGTACTGACTGCCACTGCGTGTGTTTGGTATCTGTGGTCGAATATCGAACACTACGAGCGCAAGTATGGCGTGGACGTACCGGGCGTCGGTCTCACGAGAGACCAAATAAAAACATCCCCGACCGAAGTCGAGGATGAGCGCAGTGAGACCGTCCGCGCATTAGAAGAGTCAGAAGTTGCCAATGAGCACCATGAGGAGCACGCCTAGCATAAACGCGACGAACGGGACCAGGAGATACATCTCGTGTTTGGTCTTCTCCCACTTATTATCCGGCACTGGTGCAAATACTTCGTCCTCGTGTCGGATTTTTTCGTTACGAGCCGGTTCAATCTTGCGCCTTAGTTCGTCGGATATGTCGCCGGTTTCCTTCATCAGAAGTAGGTCGTTGAGGATTCTCCTGTTTTCCACCAGCGCCAAGCCTCGTGGCATCTCGATCGACAGCGTTATGAACTCCCCAACTTCAAGACTGTCTGGGAACTCAGAAGGGTCAAGACAGAAGGTGCCTCTTTCCTCACTTACCTCTTCACCGGTCCCGATCTGGAACCCCTGGGGGTTGTGCCCTTCACGAACCATAGTTGGCAGGCATCGCTCGTAGAATTCTCGAGCTCCATCGAGGCTTGGGAATGGGTACACTACTATGTCCCTCCCCTCGTATGTGTCCCAGCTCATTTCGCATCCTCCTTGACGATGGTGGCGATATTGTCGATAGTTTCGAGCAGCTTCAGTTCCCCCAGGGAAGACTCACCGTCAGTGGCCCAGGCGACGAAGTACTCCTCGACCGGGAGGGCCTCCCCGACAAACATTAGGCGGCTCGGCAGGTCTACACTCTCAGTGACTTCCTTGCTGGACTTTACATGGAGCCCGGCAGCGACAAATATCCCGAGGTAGTGCACAGCATGCGCGAACCGACTGCACGCTGTCATGGAGTCGAAGGTCATCCGCCCAGAAACTGACACAGCTTCCTTGTCGGCGACTTCATACTGGTGTTTAGATTTTGGCATGTTTGGGTCTCCTTGAAACAGTGGCCTAGGAATCCCACCGTCGTAACGATGGGAAGCCTGGACGACTATTTCTTATTCTGCTTCCCGCGTGGGGTCAGCTTGGTCTTGATGACAGCCTTCTTCACCTTCTCGCCTTCGTTGGCAAGGAGTTCAAGCTGTAGGGCCTGCGGTGCTTCGCCACTTTCAACCTCGGTGACGGGACGGCCGGACGAGAACCATGCTGCAAGGTCAGCAGCGGATTCAGGCTTGCGCACCATGAGGTCAGTGATCTTGGACTGAATACGCTTGGCGGCCGACTTCTCGTCTGGGGCGGAAACTTCCACACCGTCCACACCTTCTGCGACGTACATGTTGTCGTCGTCCTTCATGGTTGTGACGTTGCGGTACTTCTCAAGGCGTTTGTCGAGCACAACCTGACGACCGCCGTCTTCACGGATGTGGTCGATAAGGACCATGGCACTGTCGGTCTTGTAGGTGCTCAGTTGGCGAGCGACCCGGAGACTTTCCTTGGTGAAGGCGGGAGCCTTATATTCAATGAATGTCCACTTGCCGTCCACTTTCTTGAACTTGGCGCAAATGCCACTGGTAATTTGAAAGTCGCCGGTCATGACGGTGATGGCCGCAGACTTTTCGGTGATAGAATCAAGGCTAAAGAATAAGCGCATGTTGGGTCTCCCATGCAGTGTTAGAGCCAGAATTGGCTTTGGGGCCGTTTGTAGGCTTGGCCGTGCCCGTGTAAGATACGTCAGGTTTGGAGCGGTGCAAGCGCTAATCCCAACTGGTTGATTGGCTAGTAGCTGTAGTCGCCAGTTAGCATCCATGTGCTGCCTACACGAACGGCGTCGTAGGCCAGACCGTTATGCTTGTGTGTGGCTGTACCAGTAGCAACGTCCAGGTTAGACAGCCTCACGACGCTTACAGTAGGCTTGCCGGTGATCTGGCGGGTAACTGGTGCAAGCTTGGCGCGGGTGGCGATTGCTGCTTTGTTTGATGTGCTGTGCATTGTATGCCCCTTGTGTATACCTAAATTGTAGCGTCCCATTTGTTGATTGCAAGGGCTTTCCCAACTGACTGGTTGGGATGGCCTTAGTGTGTTACACACTGCCCACAGCTAAAGCCAGGCTTTGGGTGCTGCCAAGGGCCGCGAGAAGCTGTCCGGCTGCCTGTGGCTCTGCCTAGGTATGGGGCCGGGCAGTTAGGCCGCCTACCGCTTCCGGTACAGGCGGCCTGCCATGCTCCCCTAGCTATTAGCTGGGTTGCTACCGCTAAACCGATAGCGGAGCTCGCTTTCAACAAGGGCCAAGTACCGTCGCAAGTCGCCAATGTCGTCCAACAGGCCATCCACTGCATTTGGACCTTCGTCGCCCAATATTGCGAATATGTTGTAGCCTTCGCGCTTGCCGATATTCTCAATGCGGTCCCACTTACGGGCCAGCATCATGAAGGCACCACAGCCACCACGCTTCTTCCAGGAGTCGCCGTAAGTGCCACCCTTCGCCAGTAGGACCTTTTCGTCGTTGTCCAGTACTTCGCGGAGGAATTGAAGGTTGTCGCATCCTGGGGGATAGACTGGTTCGACCGGAAGCACAGATTCAGACAGTCCTTTCGGAACATCCTCCGCCCCTGGTCCATCGCCCTTGATGAACGTACTGTTCCGGACGCCAAGAACATGGATTATTTCCTGCACGTTCTCCGTGAGAACATCAGTACCGTGTACCTGGAGGTCGTACTGCGCAGGCTTCGAGAACGACATGTCCTCGCCCTTGGCGTATAGACCCTTCGTGTCTCGCCTGCGGCACACACTGTCCGACGTATGCACGTAGACGAAGACTGCCTGGGGGCACAGCTCCTTGGCCCGTTGTCGTATCTCATGGGTCGGCAGGATGGTCGCGATAATGACGTTGTGGGACTGGCGGTGCAGTAGGTTGGCAGTCTCAGCTATCCGCCGATTATTCTCCATCCTATCGTCGTCCGAAAACCCGAGGTCGCTGTTCAGACCTAGACGAGCTTCGTCTCCATCCAGCAGTACTCCTCCCAGATACTTTTCGAGTAGCTTGGCAGTTGTAGTCTTGCCCGCTCCACTTCTGCCGTACAGCCATATGATATCAGACATGATTACTCTCCTTCAGTATATCGTTGAATATTGCTTCGACCTTATCATTCCACCAGTCACGATGCTCAGTCATCCACTGCGCACCACGGTCGAGGACTATGCGGTAGTTCGCGTTTCCCAGCTTCAGCTGAGACACGGTATGGAATAGCAGTTCCAGCATGTCTGCCAGCTTCAGGATTTTACGCTCTTCCGGACTGAGGTCGATATCGATTCCCATGTCCACTTCGACCTTCTGCTCAATCCGGTCGAGCAATTCCTTGAGCTCGGGGTTTCCCCACTTGGCGTGAGCCGGCACGTCGCCGGTGAACATTTCCGCGCAATCGTGAAAGAGCGCCTTCTCAATCAGCGCCGAGGGAACACTAGCCGTCGGCCAGATTTCCAGACAGATAATCGCCACTCCCCAGGAGTGGTCGGCCACGGTTTGATGTCGTGTGGATTCTACGGTGTGATACCTTAGTGTCTTGCCGCTTTCCATGACGTGCTTGATATTCATTACTTCTTCCTCTTGTTCAGCCAAGTAGTCGCGGCCGCTTTCCAGTCGTTGTCGATAGGCATCTTCATGACTTCCATACATGCTGCATCGTAGTTGCCCGCCTTGTGGAAGAACCACGCGTTCTGCATAGGGATTGCGACCTGTGGGAAGAAGTCGTTGAAATAGGTGCGCTCTTCGTCACCCTCCATGAAGGCTCGGAGATCCTCGTCGAAGTACTGCGGAATGTCAATAAGGTTGCGAGGGCGGAGCTTGTCCTTTTCATATCGATTCTCGTGTCCCAGTAACAAGTCCTCGAACTTCCTATCGAAGATTTCCTGGTACGCATGGAAGTCAGTAGAAATCTGCCAGTACTTGCCGATTTCAACTCCGATCATCTGCGCCACATATTCCTGGAAGAAGCTGAAGTGAACGGCGTTCGCTCCGTAGCATCCCCAGATGGCGTCGTTGGACCGATTGAACACGATCATGTCGAGACGACCGTGCCGTATCGAGAACTTGATCATGTCGTTACATGGAATATCTTTGCTGTCCGTAGCGAGATCATCTTCCGGACACCAGATGCTGCAGACCACCCGACGGTTCGATGGATCTTTCTTCAGCATGTCGATGACGACTTCTAATTGATCCAGGGTAGCGTATTCGACCTCTTCAACTTCAACTCCTACATCGCCAATAATGACGCCGGTGGGGACCAGCCAGTTTCGCAGTCGATGTCCGTACGCTCCGTGGAAGGTCTCGCCGTCATCGGAGAATTCCTTCATGCGCTTATTATATTGGGCAAGCCATTCCACATCATTACGACCAGCCAGCATCCACAGGGACTCCATCAGGTGGAAGAATGGATTGGCATCGCGGAACCGATGAAACAAGACTCGTTCCTGAGGGTTCCGATAACAGGTGGTCACCGGCACTTGAATGGAGTATACGTCTCCAGCTCGTGAGCCGGCTGGTAAGCCGGACTCCTTCAACAGTTGCATACCAAATAGGTACGCATCGTTCACGTTTTCTGCGTATAGGGTAATCATTGGAAAAGGTCTCCTTCTTTCCGTAAGGTGAATCGCTTCTTCTTACCCTGTTCAAAGGCTTTCTTCCATGAGATGCGGACGTCCACACGACTCCCACCTCCCCAGGAAGATTTCGTCTTCTTTTCAACTACCTTCACAAATCCTGGATGCAGGTCGGCCAGCTTGTGCGCCTGCTCTTCCATCATTTCATGAGTCCTAAATCTGGAGCATCCACCTTCCGTGTTTGACCCTGCCTGATTGTGTGCGTATTTGTAGATAACGGCGTTCCGGTATCCAGCTTTCAACAGGGTTAGGGTCAGGTGGAAGTCTTCACGGATAATCACGTCTCGATAGTCGAAGCTCAATTTGCGGACGATATCTGCATCGTAGAAGTTCGCTCGAATAGCCCGCGTATTGTAGACAATGTCCTCCTCCACTCGATTATTTCCTTCACGGGCGGAAACTGCACCGTGTGCAACTCCAGCATCCATCAGGGTGACTATGTCCTCGATCAATGTTTCGACGTCCACGAGCTCGGCGGTGACAAGCTTTGCCGATCCCACTTCTTCGCGGACGTAGAGGGCCAAGTCGTCGTCAAGTACGAGGTGTCGCCCTCCCCACCCTGTCAGGATCGACTGCCGGATATCACTGATTCTGTACTCGTCAGGAATAGCGATCACTTCAAATCCTTCGGGTATGTCTATTTCCGCCCACGCGAAGGCTTCACATACTGGAACGACCACTGTAACTTCGATGTCGCCACACGCAACCATCTCGTCCAGGAACCATCTCTCCAGAGTTGCCTGCCGCCCTAGCCTGCCTCGCGTGGGTACGAATACATGTATCATCTCAAACCTCCAAACTCTGCGTTCATCAGTAGATTCACTTCGTCTGAGAACTCCGGCGCGTTCACTTCCTTATGCCTGTCGAGTACTCTCATCTCGGACCCCTTCTTCTTGCGTTGAGAGAATGAGGAACCGTTTCCGTTCTTCGGAACAAAGTCTAGATCGAAGTTCGACACGTATGGCAGGCACAGCCTATTAGCCATCTTCTCTCGAGCGGAGGACGAACGCACCAGCCTGTCATACTTCAGTCTCTCCCAGGGACCGGACGCTGTAATGTGGTCCACCCAGAGCGGCTCTGTTCTACTGTTCTTCATGTTCCCAGCGTGAAAACTATTTACCGAGCCGTCAGAATTGAATTGACGCATATGTCGCGAAGCCCACAAGTTATGGATGGAGCGATTGAACGTCAGAAATAGTGAAGGAAAGCCAGGGCCTACTTCCTTGTATCGCCCCCAAGCATCGGCAGTCGACAGGTCCTCAAAGGTGAACATGGAGTGAGCATCGCCGACACTCTTACTGTCCATTATTTCCTGGACAGCCTGGGCTCGCACTTTCCCAGTCAGCTGCTTCCCACCTTCGAACACTTCAGTCGCCGATTTTCGATCCCAGATACTCTTACCGCCCTTGGTGAGTCCATCGAAGTGGACAAACCTCTCGCGGTAGTGAGACATCAACCAATGTTGGAGGAAGTGGTTTCCACACCTTCTAAGCCCGACTCCTAGAATAATCATTGCTGCCCCCTATACAGTGCCTTCGGTCGTCCATCGCCGTGAAGGGCGCGGAGGTATTTATCGGTCTCGCACAGGCTGTGCTCGATATCTCTCAGTTCGAGCTTCGGCACATGCTTCCCCGTCTTCTTCCCACTCTTCTCCAGGAGCTTACACATGAAGTTGAGACAATCGCTGTCCGTGACTTTTGCCTTCTTGTCTCCGAAGAAGATGCGCCCTATTCCCCGCTTGGCTCCCGGTCCGGTATTGGCCCATCGCATGTGGTCTGATCCGTCGTAGTATCGGGTCCATCGTAAATCGGTGACAACTTCGTATGCGATGAATTTTCCGAATCCTTGATGTACTCGTAGACCATCCCACATTCCCTGCAGAGGTATAGGTCCTCCCCTCCTGGCAAGGGAAGGAGGTCGCTTAGCAAGGGATCTGAGAACGTCGTTGCAGGTGTAGTTGTGCTTAGGGCCGCTACGACCGCCCGCTGTGATAATGTAGCCAGCACCGTATATACGAAGACCACTACGTTTCCTCGTGCTAAGGCAGTCCAGAAGCCTATCGCAGTACCGATCAAGATTCCCAGTAGGAAACCCAACGGCACCAAGAGTATCAGAAGTATTAATTTGACGAGCGACACACATAGCAAACCAAAGATTCGGGTGATCATGATAGGGTTCCCTCCAATTCTCCCGCAGCCAGACAGTTTCTCGATCCAGTTCGCGGAAGACATTTGTGAATTTGTACTTGTCTAGGATTTGGTCTTTCGTCCACGGACGAGCTTGACCTTCTTCTTTCTTTTGATAGATGCGGTGTCTTTCGTTGATCCAGTACCAGAAGACGTCTTCTGCTTTCCAATTCTCAGTTGGGGTCCCTGATAGAAGGGATCGTTTCTTGGTAATTTTGAGAACAGCTTTGACTCCTTTATTATTCGGATCATCTGCTCTTGGAGAATGTATTGTGAGTTTCCCTCTACGTCCTGTGTTTTTGTACATATCTTCGTCCTTTCAAGCTTTATCACGATGTCGCGCATTGTTTCTAGTGAAACTTCCCGAGTGCGCTTGTGCAGTGCCCTGAGTCCAATTGGACTCTCCACATTCGACAGGGCTCTTATCACCTTCACAGTCAGACTGTCGGAGGTATGTATTGATATCCGCTTTATCAGTCGGCGTATTCTAATATCGTCCAATGTGTCGAGCCCGTAGTGCAGAGCCAGTCCTTGAGCCATCTTGATGAACTGCTTCGCTAAGCGGGGCAGGGCTTCTTGGACTGGTGCCATTGCCTGGACTCCAGAATACCTGTCGAAGGGGGCAACCGCCCTCGCCTTCGCACAGAATTCCGCCATGTCAACGATGAAGGTGTGAAACTTTGTGGTCTGCTCCGAGGCCTGAGGGACCTTATCTGAGTCGAACTTCCTGGCGAGGGAACGAAGACACGCGTCCTGTAGTTCGGCTCGCATCTTTTCCGATATGTCAGAATTGGCAATAGCCTTGAAGGCTCTATCACGGTCATCATGTCTTGCGAGTTCTTTATCTGAACGGAATTTGAGAAAGCGCTCACCCATCGCCGCCCCGCCATACGTATCGATCGCAGGAGTGACTCCAGCGATGAGCGAAAAGTTGAGATTGTTATACTCGCGGCGAACACCGTTTCCGAATAGCTTCTTAGTTTGGCCGTCGTACGCGTCGCGCAGCAATCCAAATACTTCGTCTCGGTCATTATCATTCCCCTCCAGAAGTGGCGTCATATCTTTTATTATCAGCGCGGCTTGCTTGCCGTCTATCTCTGCGAACAGACTCGGATCTTCTCCACCCTGACCAGCGAAGCCGGACATGAGAGCCTTCGCGGTAACGGTGGATACTGGATGCACTGGATGCCAAGCCGAGCATGGAGTGAGACTTTCGGTCTTACTTCCAGATGGTGGGGCAACGATCAGAATCCAGAGTGGATCTCCTGGGAGGTAGGAAGCCCACAGGCAGCCCATCGTGATATCGATCAGGTCGCAGTTGTCCTGCTTCAGCCACTTATTGAATACGTCGTGCAGCTCCAGGTGAGTTATCGGCTCCAGCGATTCTTGCTCGCGTTGGAGTGCGTCGTGATCGTCACCGATTTCTTCTTCTCCACCGTCGGAGGTTAGTAGTGACGTGTATTGATTGTCCGAAATGTACTTCCAAGCCGTCTTCAGGCTGGCCATATTCTCGAGGATAAGGTCGTGAGTGTCGTACCCTTCTTCTTCATCCTCGTCCCACCGGAGAAAGTGCAGGCTCCTACAACTGTGTTTCACGAAGAGCGCGACACGGCGTGAGCCCTTCTGTCCAGGCTCGTCGTTGTCGTAGCACACGACTACTCTGCGACCTTTGAACCACGGCGACCACTCCTTCTTGAAATTACCTGCTCCAGGAACAGCGATCACAACACCTTCCTGTCCCATTTTGTGGAGCAGGTAGATCATCGCAATCCTGTCCCACTCACCCTCCACCAAGTACACGGGGTGGTCGTTGTCTGTGAGCTGGTCCGCGCCTAGTAGGCCTAGGCTTGTCCCCTTCATATTCCGTATCTGATATTTATTACTTCTATAGACTCCATGTCGTAAAGTAACTGAGACCCCTTCTGGGGTTCTTATGCACCAGACAGGTTCCTTCCGGCTCTTGTCCCAGCCTAGGGACGGGTCTAACTTGAACGCTTCGGTCGGCAGTCCTCGCCGCGTGGACATTTGCTTGATACTAGCCTTCCGGAGATCGCCCTTGTATACCTGATCGAACATGTGTCCAAGTACCGATATAGAGTTTCCTCGTTCATCGCAGACCTTGCAGTGGTAGGTTGTCTTCTTTGGATCGACATACATCTTTTCCTTCTGACAGAATGGGCAGAGCCCGATGAGTTGAGAGCCTTCTTTTTCCAGCTCCCACCCAAGTGTTTCGTAGATTTCTATCGTCATACTGCTATCTCGTAAGATTCACTCCATCTTTCATCGGCGATCTTCATGCCGATTGGAAATGGGATTGGGGCACCTAAAAACTTATAGTCCACAGCCATCGCCAGCGCGATATCCTTCATCACCTTCTCACTGTGTATCTTCTTGTCCTCTTCTATTAGGAGTTCATCGTGGATAGTGAGTAGTTGATCCAACTTCCCACGGTACTTCTTTTTCTGGCAGAGGTCGTGAGTGGCGATCATGCCATTCTTGAGCAGGTCGGCCGACGAACCCTGGATTAGATAGTTACATGCGCGATATTCCAGTCCTCGTTGGATTGGGTACTCGCGTCCATACGGATTTACGACGTACCCGTCAGCTTGCGCCGCCTTCATGGATGAGCGCATGAATTTTTGAACTGCTGGGAATATCTCAAAGTACTGCGCCTTGAACTTCTTGGCCTCGGCAGTCGTCCGTCCAAGCGCCGTAGCCGTAAGCTCTGCTCCCTGTCCGTAGGTGATTCCGAAGTTCAACGCCTTGTTGATCTTCCGGTCCATCTTCCGCAGCTTCAGCGCCTTCATCTCCCGCGTAGTCGGCTTCTCACCTGCTGCCAGCTTCTGCTCGGCTACCCTTGCTGCACCACGGTCGTACTGAACTAGATTGGCCATGTCCGCAACGATTTGGTGAGCATCACCACCCTTGGCCAGCTCGTCCACGAACTTCCAGTCCTTCGCCAGGAGGGCAAGTACCCATACTTCGATCTGAGAGAAGTCAGGAATCAGGAACCGGCAGCCCTTACGGGGGATAAAGCATTCTCGCGGGCGGTACGGAATATCTACCTTTTTCTTACCGCTATCGTCTGACGCCACGTTCTGTAGATTTGGATGATGGGCGGAGAATCTTCCAGTAATTGGCCCCGCCTGCTTATAGTTTGGATGAACTATCCGACCATCCCTAGTCTTGGTGGAGTACTTCAAGTACGACTTGGTGTAGCCTAGCATCGTGGTCGCGGCACTATTCATCAGCAGGTTGTGCGCCAGCTCATCGTTGACTTTCACAGATCCATCGTCGTTATGCGACAGCGCTATGCTCACCAGGAAGTCGCCTCCACACTTCGGATTTCTCCCAGTATTCTGACAGACCTTGCATCCCTCACCCTTGCAGTGCATGCAGTCAGTGTAGACTTTCGACTTGCCCTTTCGAGAATACTGCTGCGGGGTGTGGCCCAGCTCCCCAAAGAACAGTCCAGTCATCTGCTTCGGCGACCTGGGATTGAATCCTTCTGGTGTCGATTCCGCAATAATATTCGTGCTATCGTCCTGTATTTTTTCGTAGAAATTGATGACCTCATTCGTACGCTTGCCATCAATTCGGACCCCCTTAGATTCCATCGATTCAATAACACGCATGAGTTTTTTCTCACGCTTGTACACGTTGCGGAGACTAGGTCTTCTGTCAAATTCCGTTTCCTGAGCTTGGAATAGAGCCATGGTCCGATAAGCGTCCAGCTCAGCGTATTTCCGGCATGCTTCCGGGCAACCAAGCGCATAGTCAGCCTTCGTGTCGTCACCGACGGGCCACCCATTCTTTCGGGCATACCTTCTCCCGGCAGCGACAGATCTCGTAAGGTCTTTTTGATCATCGTCCGAGATTCCAAGATACTTGATCGACAACGGCTTGAGACCATACGAGTGCTCCGCCGGATTGAGGACATGCATCCGTATGAGTGTATCATGACATTCTCCGCGTATCTTGAATCCGGACTCAACGAGCATGTGATTGTCAAATTGGTAGTTGTGAAAGATCTTCGAAAGCGTCGGGTCATACAGCAAATCCTGGAGGAGACCGAATGATTTGTTATTCCGTATGACCCGACGGTTCCGGGGATCTATCATCCACCGGACGTACGCCATGTTTCCTTCGTAGTCGCACATACTAAATGCGAACGGCCGACATGGCCAAACTTCTCTATCCACACCATATTCACCCCAGGGATCAAGACCGGTTGTCTCCGTGTCTATCGCGAACATCTTCGCTTTCCGAGGATTGAATTTGCCCATCTCAATTTCGACGCGGCCTATTCGTGGTGGGATAATGAGTTTAGCCATGCGGCCTCCGCTAACTACTAATCGAGGTCAAGTTGTTCTGGGGTGACGGTTACGATCTTGCCTTCCGGAGTGCGGAGCTTGACCTTACCTTCCTCGTGGAGGACTTTCTTGACTACGCAGGTTTTCTTCTTCCCGCGAATCTTGCACTTGACTTTCATACCGACTTCGATTTCGACTTCGTCTTCTTCGTCGTCTTCGTCGTCTTCGTCGTTGGTTTCGACTTCGTCGTCGTCGTCTTCTTCGTCGTCTTCGTCGTTGCTGTCGTAGAGGCCTTCGTCTTCAAGCAGGAGTTTGATGATGTCCTCTTCCGAGATGCCACGCTTCAGCTTGATGTCGCGCTTCTTGGCCTCCTGGCGCAACTGGCCACGGCTCATGTCAGCGTACTTGTCTTCGCCCTCGTCTTCGCTCTCGTCCGAGCCACTCTTCTGAGAGGTACCTTTTGTAGAGGACTTCTCCCCTTTCCCAGACTTCGTAGGGTTTTCTACACCGCCAAGCATGGCAAGCACAGCTGGAAAGATTGGGTCGTCACCGTAGACGGTGATGGATTTTGTTGCGGTCATGGTTTATTCCTCCTCCATGGCTTCACGGATAGCGTCGCGGAGTGCGTCGTCATCCATTGATTTCTTGATCTTCACTTCGAGGTCGCCTTCGCTGATGAACTTCTTGAGCTGCTTGCGATTCAGCTCGTCAAGTTCGTCTCCCTCATCCTCACTGTCGTCCTTCTTGGACTTCTTTTTCTTGGACTTCTTACCGTCCGAGAATCCAAGATCTTCGTAGGACTCGTCCTCAAGATAACTCTTGATATTGCAGAAGCCCTTTGAGTTTGCGCGAACAGAAACGACCGGCTTGTTCGCCTTGATGTCCGACGTAATTTCCTTCAGCAGGTCGTCGTCGAGGTCTTCGACTTCGTACCCAAGCTTCGAGAACAGACGGAACAGGTGTACCACGCGTTCTTCGTCGAACGAGAACCAGATACCGACCTTGCCGCCGAGGTATTCAGAATCGCAGTCTTCACCACCAATCTTCACATCCAGGACGAGCTGCGGGCCATTCTTGGTATCTACCCCGCGTGCGTCGACGATGGCACCGATGTAGGACCCCGGTGGGAGTTCCAGATTCTCCGAACCGTTCGGATCATCCTGGTACGCTTTGCGCCCTGCGGCGAGGGCGTTGCGTGGGATCTTGATTCCGACCCCATTGCCCTTCTTTGCTTTAGCCATTTATTGGCCTCCTTTTTTCTGAAGCTTCTTACGCTTCGGTTTAGTGCTTGGTTCTTGCTTATTACTAAATGCTTGGATCAAATTATCGTACGCTTCCTGGGAAGAGTTACCCATTGGGATACTCTTCACGCGCTTGCCGTTCGTCTGCAGGAAGTAGTCCTCAATTCGACAGCCAGCGACCATTTCCTCAGTCCCATCGATATGTAGAACCCTCTCCCCCGCAGAGTAGGCGTAGTTCCCTATTATGTCCACAACTGCCTCGAGCACCTTCATGGCACGCTTGTCCATAGTTGGTTGAACCCGGCAGACAGTGTCGCCCTCCCGAGTTTCAATCTCCTTTTCGGTGTCGTGAGAGATAAAGATGACACCGTAGGGCGCCCGTATGAGTCTCAGGGCGGCTCTTCCAAACTCCTGCTCAATTTCGTCCCATGTCTTGCCGTAGTCATTTTCGTCGCTGGGATGTTCGATCACCTTTTGGCGGCAGATGTAGCTGAATGCGCACTTGTACGCGATATCAGCGGTGTCCACGACAATGTTTTTGAACTCGTGGTCGCCAGACTCTATCAGGTCGACGTATCCAAGGAATTCTTCCCAGGTATTTACTGGTCGCTGATATACCTTCAGGGCTTTTGTTCCTGGTTCACAGCTGAGGAAGAACGCGCCTGGGAACTTGGACGCTAGACTCGTCTTGCCAATCTTCTTCGCACCGTACAGGAGGAAGCTGTAGTCGCGCAGATCCTTGCTCGGAGTATTCAACTTGGTCGGCAGAGACAGCTTAGAATCCTTTGTACGTCTCGTCTTCTTAGAATTATTTTTTGCGCCTACGCGTTTCTTGACTAATACCATAATTGCTCTACCTTCATTATTGTACCGGGTGAATCATTATAACGTGATATTTTACTTTGCAAGGGGACGGAATCCTGAACAATCTCCATCGACGCAGACATTCAGATATTCGCACATTCCGTATTTGCTCTCGCATGCGCCGGAATTGAACAGTATGTCCCGCTTCTCCAGCTCGGCCGACGCATCTTCCCACCAGTAGTAGAACTCACGAATCAGGTTGCGCAGACGCTTCTTAGCGTATTTCCGATCATGCTTGGTGAAGTTTACACTGTGCCGTTCGAAGTACCACTTTGGACGCTTCGCTATGTCCGCGACAATACGGTCGCAAAACTCCGAATACGACTCGCCCTGCTTCCGGCGTAGGCCCGGCTTGCGAATGATGTTATAGTCTACACCTACAGCATCGCTCGCGTAAATATACCCGCCTACCTGGAGATCCAGAGGCAGACTGTCGATCTTACCGTCCGAAATCTGAGACAGGAACTTATGCTCCATCAGGCGTAGATCGCCCTTCTTTTTATACGACGCGTCTATCTTGCCGATAAATGGGATAGTGGTCGTACTGTCGATCTTTATCTCGACTCGGAACTTGCCTTCCACATCGGTCCAGTCTTTGTTGAAGTCTTCCTCATAGTAGTCGAAATGTTCCGGGACGAGTATCTGTGCGACAGTCGCTGCTTCCCGAACGGCATCGCATGCGGCAGTGGACCCAGGATTCTTCTGGATGTACTTCTTCACATACTCGTCCATGTGATTCTTCAGCAGCGCTTCGTCCACGCCGACGGCAGCATTATCGCGGATATCTCCGATCGTCACTTCCATCGCTTCGTGGTAGGTGGATCCCTGCGCGAATGGCAACCTCTCCAGGAGAGGGCGAAGGCCGATAACGTACCGTAGGCGGGCAGCCTCCCGGCAGTTCATCTGCAGACCGAGAGCGCTCACCGAGACACCATGCTTCAGCGGATCATACGGCTCGCGCTTCCTGGTGGGAATTGCCTTCAGCGGGTTCTTGAGAGATAGTTTGCGCTTCATGACTTGACCACCCGATTCACGGTCTCCGCTGCCAGGAGGTCGTCCATGGCGTCTTCCGCCCACGTCCCAAAACCGACGCAGGATTCCTCCGAGTTTTCAAAGTCTTCGCGAACTGCGCACCAATTATCTCCGTCGATAAAGAGCACGAAAGTCTCAGTGCCCTTCGCCAGTTTTACTTTTACACTCATCAGAATCTCCCCTGAACGAAAAGACCGATACCGATAGCGTCGTACTCGTGGTCCTTCGCTTCGAACGGCATGTTGTATTTCGGATAATGCTTCTTCATCTCACGCTTTATTCGGCGGAGAGAATTGCTCTTGTGGAGCTGCCCCTTCCAATTGGCGACGGGGACTTCAATGCACTGCACTCCATAGATAGAACGGAGCATGTGGACGACCGCTCCAGCGGCCATCGCAAGCTTGACAACGTCCTGACGCTTGGAGCTGGCATTGTCGACAATAAACGGAAGCTCGTAGAAGCAGATTTCTATCCGGTCTTCCTTCAGGTAGTCGAACATCTGCTGCGTGATTTCTTCGGTCCGCTGATGCCAGTCACCGCGTCCACCGAAGCTGTCGCTGTCGACTAGCTGACTACCTTCCCAGCGACCAAAGCCTAGGCCCTGCGTGCCTGGATCGAGACTGAGCCAGCTACTGAGCTCGCTTAGCTCGTATTCTTGCCATAAGGTATTTCGCGTCGGTTTTCTTTTCTTGGAGGTTTTCATGCACTGCCTCTTCTATGGTGTCTTTGGTTGTGATATCGAAGATTAGGAGGGGTTCGTCTTTTTCAACGTCGACAACTCGATCTTCACTTTGTGCCCGTTCTTCGAAATTGTAAGATGTAGTATAGTAGATGGCGATAGATGCTCTGTCAAGGCGTATTCCGAATTGTCCGAGGGCCATTTGAACGATAATAGCTCTTGTCTTGCCCGCCTGAAACTCCGCGAGATATCTCTTTCTATTGCGATCAGGAGTTTCTCCATTGAGCTTGCGTGCAAGAATGCCTCTTCCGCGAAAAGTCTCCGCAATCCCGTCCATGTCAGAATTGAATGCACACCAAACAACGACTGATTCAGTGTCTCCAATGTCATCGAGAATATTGGAGAGCTCTCCCATTTTCCGCTTGGCGACCCATTGTCGGAGATAAGTTTGCACGCACATCGCATGCTTGGCTGTATACTCCTCAGGGTTAGGTGCTTCCCAGTATTTCTCGACATAATCGTAATACTTTCGATCTCTGGGGGACAATTCAATTCCACGTCTTGTTCGGACCTTATTGTCCTTGATTCCTGCCTGGGACCTAGTGAGAACGTATGCTCGACCATGGAATGCTGCCTTTACTCTTGCTTGCTGCTTTGGGGAGAAGAATTTGTCGTGCTTGTGGAATCCTGTGGTGGTGTTGTCCTTTTCCCAATTCCAGTAGTTCCCCCGACCCATAAAGTATCCGTCACCGAGGAACGCGCATTGAGAGTAGACATCTTTCCAGGACCTGGGAGTAGGCAGTCCGGAAAGGCAGATCTTCCTCTCAACATTGTCGCACATGCGAAGAAGGGTCCTAGTAACTCCAGCTCTAGCATTTTTAATTTTAGTTGACTCGTCGCAAATGATGCAGTCCGGTCGCCAGTCTTCGATAATTCCTTCCAGCTTCTGCACCGACTCGTAATTGAGGAGCATGAACGGGTACGCAGTAGCGTGCTCCAGTAGGAACTCCCGCTCCTTGAGGGTGTGACTAGATAAGTTGAGATATTTATGTCCTTCTTCATCTAGTTCATCCTCCCATGCTAATAGAACGGTCTTCGGTGCTAGGACCAAAATACGTTCGGCTTTCCACTTTTCCACCAGCCTGATAGCGACCAGTGACTTGCCAAGGCGCATTTCCATCGCCAGGAAAGCCGAACGTTCATCCTTGAATCGTTTGAATGCCTTCTTTTGATACTTGCGCGGCTTCTTCCTACTTAGGCTTACTGCGCTTTTCTTTTTCTTCCCAAGCAAAACGGGGTGGCGGTCCTCTCCGCTTCGTGACGACTTTGCCATCTTCGTTGAACTCCGGCGTTGGGATTTCAGGGGCTGACACCTGACACGGGTATTCCCCCCGGTTGAAGCGATTGCGATACATCGAAATGTTCCGCTTGTAATTAGCGTCAACCTCTGGGAACTCGCGCCTTATTACTCCGACCAGTTCTTCGTCGGTCAGCTTCGCGTTCATCTGATTCTTGAACAAAGTCACGACGAACTGACCACGCGATAGTCCTGTCGTTATTCCGTAACGTCTTCCGTCACCCTTTTTATCTTCTTCTCGCATGGTCAGTTTCCCCTACTTCAGCTTCTTGATGGTGGGCTTCTTAGCCTTCTTATCCGAACTGCCCTTGGATGATTTGGAGGTAGCCTTCTGTTTGATCGGCTTTCCCCCATCATTCTTGATCGCCTCGCGAGCATGGGTCTTGGCTTCACGGAGTTCGAGCTTGGCTTCCCGCAGGTTCTGGCGGATGTCCTTACCTTCGGCGAGCTTCTCGGCCACCTTTGCGCGAAGTGCAGCAGCCTGCTCCTTGTTCTTCGCGACCTTGTTTTGGATGGAGTCTGCGATCTTCGCCGCAGCCTTCACTTCTTTGTCCTTAGCAATAAGCTCGGACATTTTTTGTTTCGCCATCTGGTTCTCCTTTGTGTTGGCGGGTTTTATCCATCCGGGCACAAGCCCTTTGGAATTCATAGTATTCAAATAGCATGCGTGACGAAAGTCGCATTCCTGGGAGCATCCGCCGCGTGAGTCGGTCCATGGCTTATCCATCTCCATGTACCTCCCGAAGCAGTCGTGCTTCTCGTACAGCGGTCGTTCATCCGTCAGAGACTGGGACGTATTCATCTCCCTGCTCCCATAAGGTCGTCGTTTCCGTAGACCACGTCACTTCGAACTTCACATGATTGTCGGTGTTCACGCTGGTGAGCTGATAAGTGTGGAGTCCGTCGACGAACTCCAACCATCTACCGGACTCGGACACTTGGCCGTCTGTCTTGGTATGGCTTAGTGTCAGCGAGACACCGCTCACTTCCCAGGAAGGGTTCTTGTACACGTCGATCTCGACGGTCAGTAATTCCGGAGCCGATGCGTGTTCCTGAACAATTGTCCAGCTCACTATGTCCCATGTGTCGATGCCGGAGTAGTCCGGCTCGCTTGGCAGGGTGGGTGCTGGCGCAGGGTCGGGGCTGGAGCTTGAGCTTGAGCCGCCTGAGCAGGCGACGCATGCAAACGCCAGTATGATAATCGCGAGTAGTTTCATCATGTCCTCCGTACGTTCAGGATACTCTGTGCTTTGTTGATTGCAATGATTAGTTCTTTGACTTCTTCGGGAGTGTCTGGAACTATTATGAGCGGCGGACCTGCGTACCTGTCCCGCATCTTCATGACGAGTTCGATTGTAGGCCAGTAGACGTCCAGGATCATCCGATAGTTCGGCTCTGGATTTTCTCCGTCCTCGTCGGTTATCACCTGGAGCTCCTTGAACGATTCTTCCAAGGAATCTACCTTCTTACGAATGTCGTCGAATAAACCCATTACGCCTCCAGGTACTTTTCGATCTTTTCAAGGGTCGTCCAGGTTGGAGTCCTAGACCCAGATACGAAGCAGCAGATCGAGCCATGGCTAAATCCTACCTCAGCTTCTAAGTCCTTCACCTTCATGTCCGGATTCCTTGCGAGAAGTAGACCGTGGAGCTCGTTCCACCGCCTATTGCGAGCGACCTTGTCGTTGTTCTGTTTGCTGCTCGTGCGATTCATCGATCTTCCTTGAACCCAAGAGCGATTGGGAAACGTGGAATACCCTTCTTGGTCTTTTCCTGATATTTCACCGTCACCGGCTTGTCGATAAATAAGTGTGGATTACTCCAGACGTGAGCCTTCTCAGCATACTTCCCTGGAGCAGTTACCTTGAACGTGCGACTACACCGGCCGATCGTGCAGACGAGGATGGCGGTATTCTTGTTCTTGCCGCGACCCTCTTCGATATCTATCACCTTGAACTCTTCGTCATACCATCGCTTGTACTTCAGCAGTCCGGGAGAACGGTGTCCTTCGGCGTACACTGCGTCCGGGTCGCGAATGATCATACCTTCGTATCCACCACCGACGAAAGTCTCCATGTAATACTCGATATCCTTCTTGCACGAGTACATGGTGGCGACGAATTTGATGGCTGGGGTCTTATTCCCGAAATGAATGTCGGAGAGAATATCGTAGCGATCCTCGAAGTCCATCTTCGTAGATGGGTCGTGGTAGTCGTAGATGTGGTATTGAAGTTCCAGCTTGTCCTCGGAGGATGGATCCTGCTTCGAGACCTTACCCTGGATCTCCTGGAATGAGAGTCCGTGGATGTACAGCTCTCCATCCAGGAACACGCCCGGCTTGAGCTTCGGGTACGCGGCCCTATGTAGGGCCTCCAGCGCCTTGACGAGAGTATCGCCGATAACGAGAGGCTTCTGGTTCCGTGAATAGGCGATCACCTCGCCCCGCTCGGAAAATTGCACTAAGCACCGAACTCCGTCTAACTTCGGCTGGACGATGAAGCCCTCGTTTCGAGCCATGTACAGCGGGAGCTGTTTCTCTGAGTCGTATGTTTTTGCAAGCATTGGCTTGATAGTGTTCACGTTGGTCTCCTGATGTCTTTGGTGAGGACTAGCGTTTTGGTAAGGTCGATATGTCGGTCAACCGAACCCGCGTACTTCGTTATGGGCATCCCCTGACCCGTTTTCTCATTTACTGGCAGATCATTTAGTGTCGAAATCTCAGTAGAACCCGAAACGCCAATACCCAAAGGCTGTCTGACTGATTATATCGGGCTGATCTGCGGTTTCACCCGATAGGGTACGGCGCCGAACTGGCGCTAGTTGAACTAGCATTGTTGACAGGACTACCGTCAACCAGTAAAAGGCACCATAGAAGAGTATGATGAGAAAGTCGTTCATTCATCGACCTTGACGAATATCACATCTTGGCCGTCTTCTCGATATTCGGTGTTGCAGCTTATACCTTCGTCCTCGACCTGGACGCAGCCGTCAACAAACGAATATGCACACCCAAGACAAGCGTTCATCTCACTGATGGGGTTCGTAGCCATCATAAACGGAGGCGCTTCTCTCGGGTCGATATTGCCGATCGGAATAAGTTCGGTGCTCATAGTTCGTCCACCCGTTCGGCGAAGACAACTTCCTGATTGTCGCTGCGATATTCCACTAGGCAGTCACCGTCATCCCCTGGGCATTCGGCGGTCCAGAAGCTTGCCCCTGAACAGTCCCGGTCGTGGTTGCAGCATCCTTCACAGCACCCACCTATGTCCGGCGCACTAACGGCTATACATCCAAACGGCGCATCATCGTGATCGATCTTGATCGGCTGATCAAGCATGCTGCACCGCGATGATATGAAAAGGAATAGCCTTATCATTCGCAGAGAAACAAATATTGGCAGTGGTGCGCTGGTTGACTTGCAGGCCCTTCACGCGGTCGTGGTGCTGTGGCTGAACTAGTGGCATCAGCTCGTGACGTGTGGTGGTCTGGCCGAGTGGGCTGTTGCCTACGCGGACGATGTCGCGCTTCTCGGTAGGGGTGCAGATGAAGTGACTGGCCATGGAGGTCTCCTTGTCCTTGGCAGTTAGTAAAGGTGGTCAGCGGTGCTGGCCTTGGTAGCTAGTAGCCTAAACCCAATTTTGGCATTGCAAGCCCCTACTTGGGTAAGCTGTAAGTGGCACCCAACACACTAGCTAGGTATTGCTGCCTTGCTGTATTTCTGTATTGCTGCTAATGCTGCGCTCGTACAGCCAGCCCTCGGTCCAGTAGTAGCGGCTGTGCGACTTATGCCCGTCCGCTCCATGCATGCGCTCAGGTGGGAGGCATGGTGTCCCTTCTCGGAAGTCTCGGCGCCCTTCGTTATACGCATTTATCGCCTGGATTCTAGTAATATTGGGACTAGTCCATGTGAACTCATAAAACCATTCGGGCTTTATCATGTCTTCTCCTAGGCGTTGTAATATTCTTCCAAACGCTGACGCTTGGACAAACTCCTCGGACGAGGATTGTTGAATAAATACTTCCCGTATCGAGCCTTACGCCTGGGCAACTCCTGGAGGAAGTCTCTCGTGGTCCGGATAATCTCGACACGTCCGTTCGGTCCGATCTGGACGCCGGTATTGGCACGCTCGTCGGACATGAGTATGTCGCGATCGGAGAACGTCATGGATATCTCCCCAGGAAGACGACGGGCGTTCCAGATCTCAATGTCGTAGCCGAAGAAGTAGAGCCAGTCGTTCACCCTATCGGTTTGGGACTTGGTCATGGTTAGTCGATGCTTCCCGTGTTCTCGGGCCATCGCTCGACGGGCTCGCCTCCTGGAGTTGTACCGTTCCTTCATCTTGGTCGATCGTTGGGCCCATGGTTTCTGCTTAGCCATCGAGCACCATCGCCTGGAAGAATTCGTAGGAATCGCAGTAGTTGCCTTTGACCGGCACCACGGACACGCCTCCTATAGGTCTGTATCCGTCGGCGATTCTCCGATTGACCTCCTTTTCCAAGTGGTCCGGAGCGCCCGCAGGGACCATCAGGTATTTCGGTCGGAGATCGGGTTCGGGCTCGACTGTCTCTTCGGTTTCTTCGTCCTCATCAGGCTCGAGACATTCCTCACAGAACCACCCATTCTTCAGAAGTTGGGACACCGGCTTCATCTCCCGACATCGGACGCATCTCCCCACGTCCTCGGGCGTGGTGGGAGGATCGAGTTTCGGCGGGCCCTTTGTGCCGTAGAACTTACCATAGCAGTCTCCACAGAACCCCTGATAGTGCGCCAATTCCTCTGCGGACTTTTCTGCTTCACAGTAGGGGCAGTCGCTCGTCTCTATCTGGGTGTCCACGATCTCGTCGTTCGGCTTCAGCTTTGGTGCTGGCGACTTTGGCCTGAATGGGTTGTCGTTCATGCCGTCTCCTTCGGCTTCAGCGACGCGTAATAGCATGGGGTGCACATCCCCTTCCGCAGTATAAGCTTCGTTACCGGCTTCCCACACGCCTTACAGGGCGCCCTATCGTTATCGACCATGTTCTACTCCTTGGGTTGGTTGCTACCCCATCCTAACACCTTATTTCGAAACGCAAGCGAAAAGAATTGGCCGGGTTTGGCCGGGTTGTCTCGCTGTCGGTTCGTCGTTCGAAAGACGTGGCCGGGTTGGTTGTTGTAGTTGGTACATTGATGTCAATGTTCAATGTGTGAATCGGCCCTGCCACATCTTTATCTCGTTTCTTCATCTTCTTCTACTCTTAACATAAAGATATATTTTAAGTTAAACTTAAACATCAATGTATAATGTACAACGTGCTACCCGGCCGGATCTTTCGAAGATGAACTCGGAACGGAATTCGGAACGGAGATACGAACGCGACGAGATGGACGGTATTGCAGCCAGGGCGAGGAAACTGACTGATTGGGTACTGCAAGAAAGACATTGCGACCCAAATTGCAGCCCATATATTGGGTAGGTCACTAAATAAGTGGGAAACCTATGGACAATCAACTAATTGGGAAACAAGCCGAGCTCCTTGGCGTAGATCCTCCGACAAATGCGGAAGAATACGCTCAGTTCATGGCACTTGTTCGAAATTCGGGAACGGAAGAGATATGGCTAAACAACTCGTCATCCGAAAAGGAGCCGCAAAAGCGGTTGAAAGTATCGAAATCACGCAAGAAGTCATCGCCAAACTCCAAGAGTTAGGACATGACCCACTTGTGGAGATGGCTCGGTATGCGATCGGCGATGTGGTTGGTCTAGGTTTCATGACCCAGGATGAATTCGACGCCGAAGACGAGTATGATGAGGACTTCATGCTACTCACTAGGTCGGGAAGATCGCGAGCGTTGGAGCTTATTCCACCGAAACTCCGAGCCGAGATGTCTAAGGAGTTGGCCGGGTACATCCATCGCAAACTGAAACCGAATGATAAGGCGCTCGGAGAGGATATCGAGGCGAACGGGATGGTATTCTACCTCCCAGAAAACGGTCGGGAAGCCGACGTTTCGCAGTATCAGCCGAAAGCGGTGATAACAGATGAAAGTGATAGGGACTAGGATGAATTTCACATGTCTACTCATGCTGCTCATATTCGCAGTTCTTTCCGTTCGCTGGTATCGGCGAGTATTCCGTAACGACGAGGGAGACTGGGACGGCTGGTGCGAGTGGGACATACCACGACCATCTCCTCCAGAAAAGGAAGAGGGTGGCTTTTGCGCTCAAGGCTACGATCGTGGTTCGGCTCAGCTTCTCGCCTCCGAAGAGCTGAGTGTGGATTACAGGATCGGCTATGACCCTGGATCTGAGGAAGGCGACTATACTCCCGAGGCCTGCTGGAGTCCGCGACTCCTAGAGGGTATCGAACGGAAGAAAGACGAGACTACTAAGATGATCAAGAAGGTAGACTTCGAAATCGGCAAGCGACTATTCAGATGCATCTGCTGCGGTAGGACAGTTCGTGAGAACTACACTCCGGGCGAGTTCAAATCGCCGACCTGTTTCGAATGCCGCAACAAATGGAAGCTATTTCCAACCGCCCACGATAGGGAGACTAAGTGATGGACGTCGAAGTTAGAGGCACACCAATCGGGGAGATGACAGAATCCCTAATGCACGAGTGGCGTAGAAAACACCCTGACGCAGGTGGGAACGAATACTTCCTGAAGTTCGCTCAGGTCCACGCAGCACTGTCAGAATTGGACGAGCTCTCAATGAGCTCCGTCATGGGCGTATGCGTGGACCTACTGGATCTCGAAGTGATAGTGGAACCTCGGTCCGTAGTCGACGTGAATCCACTGTGGACTCCGGGCATCGTCTACGACGAGCACGACCACCCTGACTTCCCCCGGAGGAAGCCTCAACGTCACGGACGGAATAAGGCAGTCGCACGTCGTAAGAAGATGAAGAAGCATCAGCGTCGGGGAGGGAAGCGGTAATGACTACACTATGTAGGTGCTGCGGTGTTGAACGACCCACAGGGGATGCTCTCAGATATGGAGGTATGTGCAGAATATGCTGGCGAAAGCATTACGGCGGTGGAACAGTGACCGGAGGAACAGTCACCGTTCTCCTCGAAAAGACTCATCCCGATTACGCGATAGCTGCAAAGGAAGAGGCAATACGTCGGGAGAAGCGGAAGTTTGGCATGACTCGGAACATAACTCAAGGTCAGTTCATGCCTGACTGGATAAAGTCAGTGATGATCGGAGTTGCTGGAATAGACCACTCGATGAGATTGAAGGCCATCCACGAAACTCCTGCGCACGTCTTCCTTGAAAGGGCATTGGTCCGTGACTGGAATCCGGAAACCTGATGGGCATCAAGATACGAGAACAACGTCCACACATAGGGCCTCAGGAGAAGTTCCTCAGTAGCGCAGCTGATATCGCTATTTACGGAGGAGCAGCAGGCGGTGGGAAAACATGGTCGCTACTCGCAGAGGCAGGTCGATTCCACTACGTCCCGAAGTTCTCAGCTGTCATATTCAGACAGACTTATTCGGATGTCACTAATCCGGGCGGACTCTGGGACGAGTCGATGGGCTTCTATCCGTACCTCGGAGCGAAGATGCGAATGTCGGCTCTCCAATGGGAGTGGCCTACGACCGCGAAGGTTCAGTTCTCGCACTTCCAACATCCGAAATACAAGCTGAATTGGCAGGGCTCGCAGATCTGCATGATAGGATGGGACGAGCTGACTCACTTCTCCCAGGATATCTTCTTCTACATGCTGTCTAGAAACAGATCGACATGCGGAGTTCGTCCATACGTCCGATGCACATGCAATCCCGACCCCGATTCGTGGGTCAGGGACTTCATCGATTGGTGGATTGGTGCGGATGGACTACCGATACCTGAGCGAGATGGAGTCATCCGTTACTTCATCCGCGACGGAGATCACCTCGACTGGCGTGATAATCGAGAAGACTTCCCTAAGCGGAAGCGTCGTTTCGCGAAGTCAGTCACATTCATCGCAGCCAAGCTGACTGATAATCCGACTCTCATGCGAGCCGACCCGAATTACATGGGCAACCTCATGGCGCTCCCGACTCACGAGCGTGAGCGGTTGCTCGGCGGAAACTGGAATATACGACTCGCTCCTGGAATGTACTTCAAACGGGAGATGTTCGAGATTGTTCAGGATGCACCACAGACCGGAGATGTCTGCCGATTCTGGGATAGGGCAGCGACTGAGCCACATGAGACGAACCCCGATCCAGACTGGACTGTCGGACTCAAGATACGGAAGGCGGGAGACGGGTACTGGTACATCGAAGATGTCGTCCGTGGTCGTTGGAGGCCGAGTAAAGTACGACAAGTCATCCGAAACACCGCATCTCAGGACGGTAGCGGATGTGTTCAGGTATTGGAGCAAGAGCCTGGAGCGTCAGGAAAGTCGGAAGTTCAGTACCTCATCGAAGAATTGGAAGGTTTTCACGTTGAAGCCGTTCCCGCGAATAAGTCAAAGGAAGTGAGAGCTGCTCCTGCTGCGACAGCGGCTGGCGTTGGGAATATCCGAGTTGTCAGAGGATCGTGGAATAAGGCATTCTTTTCGGAGGCTGAGGCCTTTCCCAATCCAAAAGTGCATGATGATCAGGTGGACGGGTTTAGTGGCAGTTTCAACTACATTGCCCTTGCAATGAAATCGCCGCGTGTTAGAAGAATGAGCAGGTAGTTGGTATTTTCAACCAAGCAAAGGATATTAGATGTTTGGGTTGTCGAAGTTATTCGCCAGAGCTAAGAAATCGGTGACATCTTCCCGATTCCGTACAGGTCTCCAAATGTGGGTGCCTGGAGTACTTCGGCGAATGAGTCGGAATGCGCAGGGATTCGCAGAAGAAGGATACCAGGAAAACGTCATCGCATATCGGTGTGTAGACCTTATCGCCAAAGCGGTCGCATCCATCCCAATCAAAGTCGTCGATAAAAACGGAAACCACCTCGAAAATCACGAATTACAGAAGCTCCTGAATCGGCCGAACCCCTCCGAGGGATACGACGACTGGGTCTATCGCCTCGTCGCTTATCGGTTCCTAGCAGGTACATCATTCACCGAGTCGATTCAAGACGGTGGTGGTCAGCCTCGCGAGTTGTGGGTGTGGCAGCCTTATCAGTTCTCAGCGGAAGAGCCGAGTGTCCCACGTCCTCTCCCAGGAGCATGGGAATGGACGGACGGACGGAATAAGAAGCGATGGGAAGTTGATGTCATTACCGGGCAGGCTATAGCAGTCGACACTCTCGGAATAGGCAAGAGCTCGTTGAATGTTTGGAAGTCGTTTCATCCGTTCAGTAAGTACTTCGGAATGTCTCCCATTGAGCCTGCCGCTTGGTCCATTGATCAGAATAATGCAGCCTCGAAATGGAACGCTCGCCTCCTCCAGAATCATGCCGCTCCGGCGGGCACTCTCGAGATAGATGGCAAGCTCGGCGACGATCAATACAATCGCATGTTGAGTGACCTTGAGAATAAGAGTGGTGCGGACTCAGCAGGTATGCCACTCCTCCTAGAAGGCGGGGCGAAGTGGACGCAGATGGGTATGACTGCCAAGGACATGGACTGGCTGGAAGGCAAGAAGGATTCAGCTCGCGATACTGCGGCAGGCTTCGGTGTTCCGACTCAGCTTGTTCCGATCCAAGGCGACCAAACGTTCGCGAACTTCGAACAGGCCGAACTTCAGTTCTGGGAAGACACAGTTCTTCCGCTCGTCAAGAACATGCTCGGGAATTGGCAGTACTGGCTCGTCCCTCAATATCCGGACGGCGATAATATCAAACTGATTCCAGACCTGGAAGAGATACCAGCACTCGAGCCTCGTCGCGCCGAGAAGTGGAAGAAGGCTCAGGACGCCGACTTCATTACTCCGAATGAGAAGCGTGAACTTGTAGGTAGAGAACCGTACGAAGCCGCTGCGGAAGATACTGACCCGGCCGATAGGCTCTGGCAGAACAGCGGCATGCTTCCGATTGAAGAAGCTGGCGACGGGCTCGGCGAAGAGGAAGAGTTCGAAGAAGAACCCGACGAAAAGCCTGACGAAAAGCCCGATGAGGACGAAGAGTAATGTCAGTTTCTCGTACACACGCCTCCTTCCTGCGTATTCAGCAGGGCGAGACAATGCTGTTCAAACGGCAATTGTTGCAGGAGTTTACGAGATTCGGGAATAAGTGGTCGGCAATGGTCCGCCGCATGCACGAAAACATCGGTGCAACTGAAGACTTTACTTACACTCTGCTCAACGAACATGCTGATCGTCTGAGAGAGATCGTGAGACGTAACGATGTACGAATAATGCGAGCGATACATTCTCGCCAGATGGAAATGCTGGGTGAAAAGGGCGGTTCCTCTCTCGACCGTTCTCTTCGTAGTCAGTACGCCGACATGGCGACCCGTCTGTCGCAGAATGCTGTCGCGGGTACGAGATCTCGAACGCAATCCGTCCTAAATCGTGGTCTGGCTATGGTATCGGAAGATGCTGAGCCCGATCGCGGTATTGCGTATGTGCGAGAGCGCTTGTTGGGTGGTATGGGTCGCAATCGTGTTCGTACTATTGCTGAAACGGAAGGCCATCGTGCCGGAAATGCAGCGATAGAGCTCATCGGAAATGCTTTCGGCGACCGTGGATGGAAGCAATGGCAGACTCGAAAAGACGGCCGTGTTCGTCCGAGTCACCGAGCAGTTCGTAATGTCGTGAAGCATACCGGCGAGACGTTCAAGGTCGGCGACTCACAGCTCCTTCACCCAGGAGATCCGAACGGTCCCGCGAAGGAAGTTATCAACTGTCGCTGCTATTTGAGAGTGACAGCTCGTCGTCCTAGAAATGCAAGGAGTCAATGATGGACAAGCTTCAATACATGTTTGAAGTGAAGGAAGTGTCAGACACTGGGGAATTCGAAGGCCTCGGTTCGGTGTTCGGAAATATCGACTTCGGTCTGGATGTTGTCGAAAAGGGCGCGTTCAAGGCCAGTCTGCGTGAGATGAAGAAGGCCGGTGCAATGCCTGGCCTTTTCTGGCAGCATGATTCCGCTGAGCCCATCGGCGAGTGGATCGAAATGAAGGAGACTGATGAAGGTCTCTGGGTGAAGGGACAGCTGTGGGTCGAAGGTAATAGCCTCGGTCGCAAGGGTGTTCCAAATGCCAATCTTGCTCACAACATGATGCTGTCTCGCGGGCCCAAGGGTCTTTCCATCGGCTACGTCGCAGATAAATTCAAGTTTGAGAAGCGTGAGTTCGAAATCCCACGCGGCCCCGGTAAGGGTGAAAAGACAGACATGATGGTCCGACTCCTACAGAAGGTGTCATTGGACGAGGTGTCCATCGTTACATTCGCAATGAATAAGGAAGCTATTATCACGAACGTGAAATCAGCTCCCGACTTTGACAAGCATAATATCAGAGACCTTGAAGGTGTTCTTCATGGTTGTGGATATACCAAGAATGAAGCCAAGCATATTTTATCTAAGGGCTTTTCGGGGATCGAGTGTGAGGCCGACCCATCGCAGCGTGAGGCTGCGGACGAGAGTGTTAGTGAGAATGATGTGGCCGAATTGAAATCACTGATCGAAAACATGTAAGGAGTAAAACATGAGCGATCTCCAAGAGCTGAAAGATGCTCTCCAAGAAAAAGGCGCGGCCTGGGGCGAACACAAGAAGACTGTGGACGCTGCAATCGCTGAACTGAAGAAGGGCGGCGATAAGATCTCCGGCGAAACCGAAGAGAAGCTCCGCAAAATCGACGAAGGCATTCAGACCGCCAACACGCAGAAGAAGGCCATGGAAGAGCGCCTCGGCCTCCTCGAAACTGCCGTCCAACGCGGTGCAGTCAGTGGTAAGGACGAAGGCAAGTCCGAAGCCAAGGAAGTCACCGAATACAAGGCAGCTTTCTGGAAGGCTTTGCAGTCCGGTCATCTTTCCCGCGATACCAAGAACGAAGATCTCATGGACTTGGCCACCAAGGCCGAGGACGCCGATCCTCAGTTCAAGGCTCTCGCTCGTCAGTCTGAAGCTGATGGCGGCTACCGTGTACCGGCCGACATGTCTGGTCAGATGGTTACTGTCCTTCGCGAAACCAGCCCGATGCGGACCGTGTCCAGCGTTCAGGCTATTTCCTCTGCTGATGCGCTGGAAGGCCTCGCTGATACTCAGCAGGCGACCTTCGAGTGGGTGAACGAAACTGAGTCTCGCAGTGAGACTGGTACTACCCAGTGGAAGAAGTGGCGTATCAACGTCCACGAAATGGCCGCTCGTATTCTGGTTTCTCAGCAGCTCATCGAAGATGCTGAATTTGACCCCGAAGCCTGGGCCATGGAAAAAGCACAGGACGTGTTTATTCGCGGTGAAAATAGTGCGTTCATCAATGGTAACGGTGACAACAAGCCTCGTGGCATCATCACCTATCCCCATTCCGCACCTAATGCCAAGGATCCCACCGATCCTGAGTCCGAGATCCAACCATGGGGTACCATGGAGCGCATCCCTACTGGTGTCGCCAGTGATCTGACTGATCCAGAACCGCTGATGGAATTGCAGTACGCGTTGAAGACTCCCTACCGTGCGAATGCTCGGTACATGTTCAACAACGAAGGCTTCTTCAAGATCCGTCTGATCAAGGACGGCGAAGATCGCTTTATCTGGCAGCCCGGCCTCCAAGCTGGTCAGCCTGATATGATCCTCGGCTTTCCCACGATCGATATGCCTGATCTGCCTTCGTTTGCTGATGGTGCTGTCATTGGTGGCTTCGGTGATTTCCGCCGGACCTATCAGGTCGTTGACCGCATTGCTATGAGCCTGATCCGTGATCCATTCTCGGTCAAGCCTTTCGTCGAACTGTATATGCGCCGCCGTGTGGGTGGTGATGTTATCAACTTCGACACCATGAAGCTTCTCGAATCCTCGGTCGCTGTTGCCTAAGAAAGGGGCGTATTATGCCATCTCGCGATGATGCAGCAAATATGGAGATCGTTGATTCGATCGCCGCTGGTAATAAGTCCGCAACTGAAGACGGCGCTGCTGTCGATGTTACGGAATGCGATTCTGCTACTGTCACCATTGCATTCGGTGATGCTGCGGCTGACGCAGGCGCAACCTATAAGGTCCAGGAACGGGAAGATGGCGGCTCTTGGGTCGACCTCGCGCCTGTGCTGAAGCCTGCTCTCAATAGTAAGCTTCTGGGTCTGCCCTACGGCGTCCCTTCTGCGAACGAAACCACTCGCTACGCCTATGTCGGCAACGCGAAGGACATTCGTGTCGTGCTCGGTGGCACTGTCGCCGATACCGACATGCATGCTCAGGTCATCAAGACCCGCTTGAATCGTCTTCCTCACCAGGAAGGCTTCACCGTAGCTAACCCCTAACGTCTAGAGCCCTCCCTTCGGGGAGGGTAATTGGAGAACCATCATGAAGCTGAAATTCCTAAAAGCATTTCGGTTTTCTCAGAAAGGCCACAAGATTACGGAAGTCGTCGAAGGCGACATAGTCGAGGTCGAACGAGAAGCACAAGCCCTTCGCTTCATCAAGGAAAAGACTGCCGAGGATGTTTCCGAAGCATTCAAACCTGACGAAAACGACGAGGGTGGGGACGAAGACGAAGCGGACGACCTGACGGTAGTTACGCACATCGGCCCGAAGACCGAAGAAAAGATCAACGCCGAGTTGGATGTTTGGACCTTGGACGAGTTGTCCGAGCTACTTGAAACTGAAACTGGCAAGGCTCGTGTTGGCGCTATCGTAAGCGGTGACATCGACGAGGTCATCGAAGGCCTCAAGGAAGTCCAAGCCGATCGCGAAGAATCTAAAGAAGAGGAGTAAGGCATGTCCTTGCGGGAGCCGAAAGTCGTTACAGCGATGAAACGAGTGCGCGTCACAGTGCCACCAGCCATATATCCTGTGACTGTTGCGGAAGTGACTGAGCATCTACGTCTCCCAACCCCCTTATCCACCGAGGAGCAGGCGGATATCGAATCCATGATTGCTGCGGCAACTGACGAGGTCGAAACTTATCTACGAAAAGCGCTAATTACGCGGACCCTCGTACAGACTATGGATTCCTTCTTCTCCTCGGGGGGTATTCCCATCTTTGAAGGCGCGATGGAAATATCGCAGTCCGCATTCACGCAAGGCGCCATCAAGCTGCGCCAACCTCCCCTCCAGGAAGTGGTTGAGGTCCGTGTTTACGACATCGATAATAACGCCAGCGTCTACTCTGCTTCAAACTATTACGCCGACGTTTCCACCCCGAATGACTATGGTCGCATTGTCCTGAACTATCAAGCGAATGCACCGACCAATCTCCGGCAGACGAACGCTGTTGAGTACGAATTCAAGGCTGGATATGGTGCTTCTGCTGAGGCCATCCCGCCGATCATTATTCGCGGCATCCTTCAGCTCATCGGATATCTGTACGAAAACCGTGGAGACTGCACTGGCAATACCACCGACGATGTGGACGGTCCACTGAACGCAAGTGGCGCTATGGGCCTCCTTCGCCGTCAACGTATCGAGAGGTTGATAAACTAATGGAATTCAACGGCACAGACTTTCTGGTGAAGGCAGAGATCAACGGCGAAACTAAGGTCGTTGGATGTGCTCGTTCGGATTCTATCACGATCAACAACGAAGCGATCGACAGCACATGCAAAGAGGTGGGAGCCCCATCACTGGCTGACTACGGCTACATTCAGAGTCCTCACACAGCGTGGTGGTACAAAGGAAGTACCGACACGACGTTCTACAATGCCTTCAAGTCCACTGTTGCGGCTATGGGCGCACAGATCGCATACATACCGAGTCAGGTGGAGAGCGACTGGGTGGTCGACAACATAGCAATCAGCCCGGTCCGCAATACCGCGTGGATTAGCTATGTTGACCCATCACTGACTGGGAACTTCACCTGGGATTACGGCGAACCAAAAGGTTTTGAGGTATGGGGGCCAAACGAGCCATCAGCCGACGCCAATGTGGGGCTCCAGTTTAGGCCAGCCCAGAATCCAAATGCCTACACATGGAACGCTGTCTCGGACGAGGCTTCATTACGCACCGCCATCATTCAGATCAAAGACCCTTCTACCCTTACAGAAGCGCAGTGGGCAGCTATCATAGTGGAATCAGGACTGCCCGAAGTTGGGGCAGTAGAGCCATTCCGCAACATCATCTCCGGAGGAATTCGATCTTCTACCGTAAATACTGCCGGTGTCGTTGGCTCAGGATACGATACTCATGTATTCTCCGACGTGATGGACCTCTACTGGAATGGGAAGACGGTCCTGGTCACAGTGGAGAGTGGCGCAGGCGACAGCTTCTCGGGTCTGTATTTCTGCACCAGTTGCGAACGCTCTGGCGAGCATACAGATGCCGAGCAGTATAGTTGCACATTCGAAAGTGCTGGTGAAATAACCTATTCCGAATCGGGTGGAGGTAGCTGATGGCCAACTGTACACGACCGCCAGTCTGTTCCGGGCAACTGCGGCAGAACATCGCGATTTACGAAGAAGATCTCAGCTCTGACGAATTCGGTGGAGACGAGGTCACATGGGTCGCCTTCAAGGACAACGTCAAGAGTAAGGCGCACCAAATGTCGGCAGGCGAACGGTTCGCCCATCAGCGCATCCAGTCCGAGGCCACCGACAAGTTCACCTTCCGCTACTTCCCAGGATTGAAGGAGTCCATGAAGATCGTCTTCAACGGTGTCGACTACAACATCACTGGAATCGACAACTGGGAATATCGCGATCAATGGCTCATCGTTCACGCTAAGCGGGGAGTCGTACAATGACCGCCATGACCGCAACGATAAGTGGAGATAAACGACTTCGCCGGAAATTGGCCAAGTTGCCGAAGGCGTATCGTCATGCTCTGAAGCAGGCAGCCAACAGGACCGCCATGAATATCCGTGACGACGCGAAGGAATCCATCAAGGACTTCTCCGGCTCTTATCGCGAATACATCATCGGCAACGGGAAGTCCCACTTCTCCTCTCCACCAGGAATGCCGCCGAACGAAATCACCGGCTTCTTGCGCAGGTCGATAAAGGTCACCGAGCGCGCGACGATAAGTAATATCACTATTGGAGTTTCTGTCAACGCATACTACGGACTCTTCTTAGAGCTCGGCACTAGACAGATGGACGCACGTCCGTTCCTGGGGCCAGCGTATCGCAGACACTCACCAGGGTTCACGAAGGTCGCTAAGGCGCTCGTTCAAGCCGCAGGGAAGGAGGTAGCTGGATCATGATAAAGCAATCTGAAATACTGAAGGCAGTTTTCGAACGCGCCAAGACGTCTCCAGCAATAACTCTCGTTCCGCCGGAAAGCATCAAGAGTCACATTCCTCAGGATGCTCCACTTCCATATGTCCGTATCCGTATGGACCAAGCTCCAAACGACGACAAGACACAGTTCGGGTACGAGACGAATATTACGTTCGACGTATGGTCTAAAAAGCATTCGGACGGGGAGGTCTCGCAAATTGTTGATGAACTAATTGAAGCATTTTCAACACCGCTGACTGTAGTCGGTGGTAATAATTTCTACATCCGTCGTGGCAATACCGTCTATCCGGTGGAGCCTGACGGTCAAACACATCGTGCATCTCTAGCCTGTAGGCTACTTTCTCACACGGCATAAGGAGGCAATAATGCCAACTAATTACCAAGGCGCTTTATTTCTCATCGAAATAGAAGACCCTGAAACCCCGGCGGCATATATACCTGTCGCATGTATGCGCAGCACTACCGTCACTCTGAATAACGAAATGATCGACGTCACGAGTAAGTGCAATGATCCATGGCGTCATCTCATGGCAGGCGGCATCCGCTCCCTCACCCTGGCTGGTAGCGGTGTCTTCAACGATGACGCTTCCATGGCAGAACTCATCGCGGCGAATGTCGAAGGTCGTCATGTGCTTATGAAAGCGACTTCCGACTACGGCGACGAGTTCTCAGGTTCGTTCGCACCCACTACCGTCGAACGTTCTGGCGAACACACCGACGCCGAACAGTATTCCTTTACCTTTGAGAGTGCTGGCGTAGTCACCTACGCTGCCGCTCCATAACACAAACCACAACCACATCGGAACCACACCATGCCTGCCAAACCATCAGTGTCAATCAAACTCGGAAACAAGACGTACCGCATGCGTCCAAACTTCGCCTCTCAGGACGGCATAGAAGAAGACCTGGGAAGCGACTGCTATAAGTTGCTGGGAATGCTCAGCAGCGGTCAGAATATGAAAATACGCGTGATCGCTACGATCATCTATTGGGGAATAATCGGCCACGCTGGCGAGGACGAAGCTCCATCCCTGGAAGAGATCGGCGAGCTCGTGGCGACGGCCAAGGTCATGAACGTCATGGACCCGGTCACCCAATTCCTCCAGAAATGTATCATGACCGACCAGCAAATAATCGACGCTGAAAAGACGATTGAGGCAGAAAAGGCCGAGGGTCAAGATACAAAGGGAAAACGAAAACAAGGTTCCACGGTTACTCAGCCGTAGAACTGTATGTCAACTCCCTGATAAACGATTACGGATTTCAACCGACGGAGGCGTGGAACTACACTGTCCAGGAATACTGGAAGCTGCACTACTATAAGAATCGCCTTATTGAGGAGTCGCAGGAAGACAGGACAGTTTCGCGCAATGACGTCAGTGAAATGATTGAAAAGGTCAGGAAGTTCCAAGAGGCTAGACAGCGAAAGAAGGAAGAAGCAGAGGAATCGAAATGAGTACTGTACTCGACGAAATGGAAATCCGACTGAATGTCGATAGCACTGGGGCCATCACTGGCCTCAAGGTTATGGACACTGCTGTGGATAAAACCACGAAGAAAGCGAAGACCAGATTCGCTGCGGCTCGTGGTGCTCTCGGTAAATTTTCGTCGGGTATTCAGGACACTGTCCGAAAGCTTGGACCGTACATCGCAGCTATGACAGCGGCCGTTGGGATTACGGCTTCATTCGCAGCCATCTTCAAATCGTTCGCCTCAACTGACGCTCTCGGAAAGACGGCTCAGAAGCTTGGCATAACTACCGAGCAATTGTCCGCCCTACAACTCTCGGCGCAGTTAGCAGGCAACACGATCGAAACTCTCAATATGTCCCTGCAGAGGCAGGCTCGCAGAGTTGCTGAGGCAGCTCAAGGAACGGGTGCTGCTGCTGGGGCCATACGTCGACTCGGCCTGGATGCCAAGACGCTGATACAGCTAGATCCGGCTTCTCAATTCGAAGAAATACGGAAGGCCCTGAAGGGCGTCACAAATCAAAGCGAGCAGCTTGCTCTCGCTCAGAAGATCTGGGACTCTGAAGGTGTGAACAATGTCCGCATGCTTGGAATGAGTCTTGGAGAAGCTGACGCAGAAGCCAAGCGGCTCGGCATTTCCGTATCAGCCATCGATGCGGCAAGGGCGGCCGAAGTGCAGGACGCGTTCCTGAGGGTGAAGAGCGCCATTGACGGAGTGGTCCTCAAGATAAGCCAGACTTTGCTCCCAGGATTCATACTCATGGCGGAAGTGGCCACCGAAACTGCCTCGATAATTCAGAAGGATTTTGCGAGCTCTGGAAAGACACTGGAGACATTCTCACAGGTGGTCGGAACAATCGCGCAAATGATCAAGGGAACCGCGATCGCATTCAACCTTGCCAAGGTGGCCGTTGCTAAGTACTTAGAAATCTACTTCACCATGGCGAAACCCGTAGTGGAAATCATCGCCGACATAGTGGAGCGAGTCCAGGGAATGGCCGACTTCGTCAGGGTCGCTATGGACTCCCCAGGTACGGCGTTCAGGATTGCATGGTTGACCATGGAGAAGACAGTCAACCTAGCTCTCGCCGGAATCATGGAGGGATTGAGCGGTGCTGTGAGGGAAATGGCTGTCCTCGGTGGGGCCTTTGACAAGGAGTTCGGCGCGAAACTCGCTGCCGCGTCGGTATCAGTGCCCGCAATGTTTCGGACTATGGCTGGCGAGTCAACACTGGAATTGAAGAAGCTCAGCGATGCTGGAGACCTCGCCGCTGGAATGGTGGAGGCCCTGGACCGAGTAGTGCGAGGCTCCAAGTCGGCGTTCGCCGAGGCGAACCCAGTTGTCCTGAGCTACATGGACGGACTACTGCAGGGATCGAAGGAGAATGTCGAAGAACAGTGGGAGGGACTCGTTCAGGCCTCCGCGATGTTCGGCGGCAAGACAGGCTTTCAATGGGTGGATTCTTTTGTCGCATCTGTACAGACACGAATGGCAGCCCTGAAGGAGAAGGTGGAAGAGACCATCCCTGGAGCAACTGGTGGGGAAGGCGGAGGCGCGCTCACTGCTGCCCAGGAAGCCACGATGAAAGCTCAGATGGACTTCGATCAGATGAAGATTGATCAGGAACAATTAGTCCAGCAGGAAATCCTCAATATCCAAAAGTCAGCACTTCAAGAACAAATCCGCAACCAAGCTCAGGCGGATGCGTTCTATAAGTCCAGTCTTCAGAATCGACTGTCAGTCGCCTCCGGTATTATGGCAAGCCTCGCGTCGTTGATGGATTCCAAGAGTAAGAAGTTGTTCAAGATAGGTAAGGCAGCGGCCATATCTCAGGCGGTCGTGGATACGTTCGCCGGTGCGAACAAAGCTATGTCAACGCTCCCATGGCCCATCAACCTCGTGGCAGCAGCAGCGACCACAGCAGCAGGCATGGTCAACGTCCAGAAGATCGCCTCACGTCAGTTC